GCCGCCGAAGAACTGGCTGGTGCCGGCACGCAGAGCGCCCCACACGATCATCTCGTTGACCAGCGCCACACGCTCGCCGGTCTGGATGGCCATCTGCTCTGGGATGTCGTCCTCGTAGAAGTCGTAGACCTGATCGGTGAAGCCGTACAGGCAATCGTACTGTTGCATGACGACCGTGATGTCCATCGGGGTGATGGATTCCGGCGTGCCGGTGACGCCCTCGGAGGTAAGGTGCGATTGCACCATCGCATTCGAGCGGTCGCCGGTGCCGTTGGCGAAGAACTGATTCGGGTTCGCTGCGGTGGCGCCGTAAGGCAACCAGCGGCGTGCGATGTAGTTCTTGCTGTTGTTTTTCGGCAGTTGCTCTTGGCGACCAGCCTTTGCCAGCGTTTCTTGCGGAACCGCGTGCTTCAGGATTTTGCCTTTGAACTTGTCGATGCGGCCAGGAGTCAGGCCGCCATTGGTTGATGCCATTACCATGATAATTCCTCTTTTCGGTTATGAATTGAAAGCGTCGGTGAACGCGTCTGTTTCAGTTTGCCCGGTGCCATGACCGCCAGCGCCCTTAGGCGTGACGGCATCGGCTAGCCGGCTTTGGCGTGTTGCCGTTTGTTTCTGTGCTGCTTTGAAGTCAGAGATGACCTTGGCGACGAAACGCGGATCTTGGCTGTCAGCGAACGGAATTCCTTTTCGATCTTTTTTAGCGTCGATAGAATTGTCTTTGTTCCATTTCGCAAACTCGGGAGTTTTGATTACCGTCTCCCAATCCTCATGCTCGTCTGTCAGGGCGTCCTTGGCGAGTTCGTAGCGCAACTGCTCGCGCAGCTCCTCGGAACCAGTCTTGAACTCCGCACCGAAGATTTCTTTAGCCTTGGCCTCGTCAAACGCTGGAGCGGTTGGCTTGTCGCCGGTGCCGCGCAGGTTCAGCTTGGATAGGACTCGGTTGATGCCGGCCATCTGCATTTCTGCAAGGTCGGGATATCCCTCGTCCACCAGCTCTTTAAAATCCTCAATGGTCGCCTGGATTTTCTGCCCAGGCTCAGCCGATGCTTGCAAGCGGTCGATCACTTGTTTCATGCTGCCATACTTGCCATTCAGGGAATTCACTGCCTGGGCATGGGTGGACGCGAGTTCGTCAACCTTCGCCGCCTTGGCCAGAAGCGATTCGTAATCCTGTTTGGTGATCTGCGCATACTCGACTGGCGCCGGCTTAAGCTTGCCCGCTGGCTCCTGCTGAGATTGATCGACTTGCGCGCTTTCATCTTGGGTTTGTTGCGGCTCCGCGCCCTGCTTTTCTGGCGTTGCCGTCAGTTCGGGTTGGTCGTCGCTGAAACCTGCGTTGAAAGCATCATCTGCTGCGTCATCTACGTTCATTCGGCTACCTCACAAAAACAAAAAGCCCGCTTGCGCGAGCCGATTACACACCGGGCGTTGTCGTCTGGTGCAGTCGTTGCCGTCACGATGGGCGGCGGGGTACTACAAAATTGGTCGGTCGTCTGCGAGGCCCAAGAACAGCTTGACCTCTGCTATCTGCCCGCGAATCCTTGCGCTTTTCTGTTCGCTCACATCTTGTTCAAGCTGCTCACGCAAATGCGCTAAGCGGCTGTCAAGGTGGCGCTTGATCTTGCCCCAAGTCGGGCTAACCAAGTCTCCTTCGGTCAGTTCGGCGCGCTCAATGGCGTTGCTCATGGCGTCTCATCGGTGGAAAGCTCGTCGCGCACTAGGCTCGGCGGATTCATGCGGACATCGTGATCCTTACCAGCTTGGTCCAGCGTGATTGCGAGGTTAGTTTCTTGCTCGGCGAGTTCGCGCTTAGTCTGGTCATTGATGGTCGTCTTGGCTAGTTCAGTTTTTGCGGTATCCAACGATTCCTGCTGACTTGCTGAGATATGCGCTTGCTCGGACTGCTGTGCGGCTTGCAATTCAAGCTGCTTGATTTGCAGATCAATCTGTTTCATCTGCAAATCATGCTCACGCTGCTTTTGCGCCTCGGCTGCGGCTTGTTCGGCCGCTGCCTGTTTCGCTTGCATGTCCATCTGCGCTTTCTGGAGGTCTGTTTGCGCCTTCAGTTGCGCGATCTGGAGCGAGTTATCAGGAGCTTGCGGCACGCCTTGAGGTGCCGTCTCCTGGCCCAGCTTCATGCCCTCGATTTCCTTCGCCGACTCGGCGCGAATCTTCGCCACCGTCACGGCCGGGTCTTCAGGTGGCGGCGCTTCCGCCATCTTCTTCTGTTCTTCCTCGGTATATTGCATGGTGCGCGGGTCAAGTCGATTCGACTTCAGCCACTCAGTCAGCCATGACTTGGGATTGATGCCGAAAGCTGGATTGAGCACCATTTGCGTCATCATCGCCAACGTCTGGTCCTGGATGGCGCGCTCGACTAGCGCAACCGATCCATGCGCATTGATATTGCAATCGCCCTTTTCATCGTCAGGCACTTCCGGGTCAAGCAATAAGTATTCGTAGTACGCGCGCACGACAGGCTCGGTAATATGGTCATCGTACGAATAGCCGATACTGCGCAACAGCGTGTTCGCGTTGTTGTTCTGTAGTTGCGTGGCGCCCAGCGTATCAGGCGTTGTCGGGCCGGTCTGACCTTGCGAAATAAGCGGGATATTCGTCGCCTCCTCCGCCTGACGCTCGGCAAGCGCAATGATCGCGTTCATCTGGTCGCCCACATTCGGGATAACCACGGACATAAACGCGGTGCGTACATCAGGATTCACAGCATCCGGCGACTTGAACCATATTTTGTTCGGGCGGAGAACCCAGTCATTGGCTTGCGCCGGCTCGATGGCTTGACGGTCAATGACGATCTGCGGGCCACACGACAGGCCGGCATTGTTCAGCAGCGCGCGCGTGGATGCGTTGAGCATGCGCTGTGGCCCGCTAAGCTGCTCGGCGACTCCAACGCCAGCCCATGAGCCAGCACGGCGACTCCATGGCATTGCATGGTACGGGAACGTGCCGGACTCAAGCGGGTTCAGCACCGCGCGGATGACAGAGTCATTGACCATTGTGACGATGCAGTAAAACTCGTCGACCGACTTATCCATCTTCTCAACGAGTTCGGAATTAGCCGATTCCAAATCCTTGCGAGTCATCGCCCCGTAGTAATACCATACGGAGAAGCGCTTCTTCTTATCCTTTTCGGCTGGGTTGATGCTATCGGTATTGCATTTCTCCGGCCCTTCCTCGATCACCTTCTTGATCTGCGAGGCAATGTATCCCTTTTTGCCCGACAGCGCCTTAAGCTTGCGCGCCGTCAGGAAGTCACGCTCAAAGATGCCTTCGCCATCATGGATGTTCTCGCCGCACGCTGGATCAGGGAACAGGTTCCATGGGTCGACCCACTTTGCGGACGGAACAATCTTTTCCACGATCTTGAGCTTCAGCACGCCATTCAACTTTTCCGCCGATTGCGACTTGCGCAACTCAGGGAACGGGCCTTTCAGCACGCCCACGCCAATGCGCGCGGCATCGTGAATGATCTTGCGGTTCTCCGCGTGGAAATTGCACTCGACCATCCAATCGTAGATGCGCGTATCGGCCCGCTTGGCGCAATCATCGGCCTCGTCCATGATTTCTTTTGCGAAGTCACCAATGGTCATCGGCTCGACTGGAGCGGCTCCAGGCGGCTGCGTGGTTGGCGCTCCATCTGGCGCTGGCATGCCTTGCTGCGGCGCTGGCGCATTTGGCACTTGCTGCGGTTGTGGCGCAACGCTTTGCTGCACCGCTGCTGCCGCCGGCTTCATGATCGGCTTACCTTGCGGCGTCATCGCTGGTCGATTATCTTCCTTGTCGTTGACCAGATCAGGAACAGGCGTAGGCGAGAACGAGAAAGGCTTATCGTCAACAGGCAGGAGGATCTCAGCCAACTTCGCCGCGCCAGCATCCACGTAGCGGCTCGTCAATCGAACGAACACATTCGAGCGCGGATCATTCTTCTGATACGTGGATTCCGATGTCACCGAACCTTGCATGCTCGTCGGCTTGGCCCACTGCGCATTCTTGAACTCATGCCGATTAGCATCGTCAATGCCCAAATACGAATCCTCGCAATTCATCCAGACTTCTTCAATCCCGGAGCTTTTGCGCGCGTCGACATACTCGCTACGTTTAGACGTGAAGACGCCGCTCAGCGCGTCAAGTTTTTCTATGCGCTCAGCGTTGTCTTTGTTCATTTAGTATTTCTAATAGAAGGTAATATGCGGTCAGCCATTCGGCAAGCCAGCGCCGATTCCAATGGTCATAGTTTATTTTGGCTGTGCAGCCTGCTCACAGCCGAGCGTGAAATCCGATAGAGGACGCTTCAGTTCCGCAGCTCGCTCCTTTGCCCGGAATAAGCCTACGGTATAGCACTCCTGCGGCGGCCCTACTGGGGAAACAATTTCCATCTTCGTGATCCCTGCCACGGCGTAGGTGATGTAGACGATGAAGAACAGCATGGCCGTTCCTAGAAGCTGCTCAACCGCAGGTGCACCCGCGCGATAGACATCGAGCGCTGCGCTGCCGCCTTCGTCAAAATCTGCATCAGGAACGGCCCGGTGGCGTCGATGAACGCGTTGCGCGAATAGCCGACGACGCCGGCGCCATCGTCAGGATCGCCGGTGGTGTAGAACACCTCGCGCGTCTTGGGACGGATGACCATGCCCAGCGACTTGCGCTTCGGCACGTTGAGCGCGTCCGCGATGGCGTAGGCGTTGGCCGTTTCGGCGCCAGGGAAGATGCGCTGCTTGCTGGCGCCGGCGGCGGTGTTGTCGGTGGTGAACTGCGCGCCGGTGGTGCTGCCGTTCGTGAGCTTCATCTGCAGCGAATGGTTCGTGGCGCTCGCCCCGGCGTCGACGGTCATACCCATCACCGAAAACGAAATCTCGGCGAACTGCGGGGTTGCGATTGAAAACGCGGTCTGGATACCCGCCGCGTCGTCCACGGCGGGGGAGGCCTTGGTCTGCGCGGTCACGATACCAGGTGAAGCGGACGGCCCGGTGAACGTCAGGATCGACGTGCCGACCGCGACCAGCCACGACGGCAACGCGGTGTCGCCGCCCACATTCCAGATGAAGTCCTCGACCGTTTGCCCCACGCGGAGCTGATTACCGTTGTTATCATAAAGCATAGCTGATCACTCCAATCTCTGTTTTGTTGACTGTATAGTAAATGTACAGCCTGCCGTCGTCGACGAATGGCGTCACCGAGCGGAGATCGGCGCTCTCCCAGGCCTGATCCGGCGTCCAGATGATGCGTGGCGCTTCCGTCAGTGCGCGGTAGTTGGCCGACACCGGCGCCGCCGCCAGCGTGCAGATTTTCGGATCGCCACCGGAGACCAAATTGGCGATGACGCCAATCCAGTATTCGGTGCCCTGCGCCTCGGCCACGAAAGAGTGGTTCCAGTTGATGTACTGCGCCAAGCTGAACGCGGCAACTGGAATGGTCATATCCAGGCCGTAGCCCAAATGCTTCCTGTCGCTGTGCCAGCCTGTGCCGTAGGTGCCGTTGCCCGCATTGATGACCAGTCCGGACAAGTCGCCGTTCGACTTCCACAGCACGTTGCCGTAGCTGTTGGTGCCGCCGTAGAGGCTGTACGCGAACAGGCCGCGCCGGGTCTCGAACGGGAGGAAATAGCCAGTGTGCCCGTCGCCGACTTGCGTATTGGCGAAGGGGATATCGATGATGAAGTTGGGATCTTTGGTCCAGTTGATGCCGTTCGTGGAGTAGCACGCGACGGTGGACTGCACGCCGCGCGCCGCCGTGCCATTGGTGACCGCCGCCTGGATCTGGTACATCATGCAGTAGCGCGAGTTCTCGCGGTCCCACACCACGCTCGGTGTTTCACTTTGGCCGCCACCGGCGTCGGTGTACACCAGCCCATAGACGGTCCACGGTCCTTCCGGCGTGGGTGCGGTCGCCAGCCAGATGCCACCTGCGCCCGCATCGTGGTCGGTGGAATAGTACATGTAGAATTTGTCGATCGGGGAGGTCAGCCGGTCCGTCGCCCGGATCACCCACGGCCAGTAGACGGTCGCGGCGCCAGCGTTGGGCACGCCAGCCACGCCGACGGCGGTGGTCAGCAGCCGTAGCTTGCGGCCCCATGCGGCCTTATCCGAAATCTTGTCTGCGGCCGTCGACAGCGCCGATGGGCGCGGCACCGATGCGACACCGGTGACGGAGTTAATGAGCAGATTTTTGCCCGCCTTGACGCCACCGAGCACTGCGGCTGTCGCGATAGGCAGGGTGACGCCATTCCCACCGAGAAAATCAGCACCTACTGCTTTAGGATTTTTAATCCCCAACAATGCACCCGATTCGGCGTCGAACATCAACTGCGTGCTTGGGCAAATCTTTTCCAAATTGGTAGCCATTGATCTATCTCGCTTAGCCGGCCGTCTGTTCGACAGCGGTGATGGTGAATGTTCCGGATGTCGGGCAGATAACGAACGATGCGCCGATGGGCAGATTGATTC